GAAACTGGATTACTTGGACTTGTACAAAAAGTTTACTTACAAGGCACAAGAGTCATATCGTCTTGATTACATAGCTGAGGTAGAACTTGGTCAGAAGAAACTTGATCATTCTGAATTTGACACTTTTAAGGATTTCTATTCTAAAGGTTGGCAGAAGTTTATTGAATATAACATCGTTGACGTAGAACTTGTTGACCGACTGGAAGACAAGATGAAATTGATTGAACTTGCATTGACTATGGCGTATGATGCTAAAGTCAACTATGCTGATGTGTTTTATCAAGTTCGTATGTGGGACAATATTATCTACAATTATCTAAAGAAGCGAGATATTGTTATTCCACCAAAGATTAAGTCTGACAAAAACGAAAAGTACGCTGGTGCTTATGTTAAGGAACCGATTCCAGGAAAGTATGATTGGGTTGTCAGTTTTGACCTTAATAGTCTGTATCCTCATCTTATCATGCAGTACAATATTTCTCCAGAGACACTCTTGGATGAGAGACATCCCACAGCAACAGTGGATAAAATACTTAATGAAGAAATAAACTTTGAGTTGTACAAAGATAATGCGGTGTGTGCCAACGGTGCCATGTATCGCAAAGATGTTCGTGGGTTCCTACCAGAGCTCATGGATAAGATGTATAATGAGCGGGTAATTTTCAAGAAGCGAATGCTTCAGGCAAAGCAGCAATATGAAAAGACTCCAACTAAAGAATTGGAAAAAGAAATCGCCCGCTGCAATAATATCCAGATGGCTAAAAAGATTTCACTCAACTCTGCTTATGGTGCTATCGGTAATCAGTATTTTAGGTACTATAAACTGGCCAATGCGGAGGCGATTACGCTTTCTGGTCAAGTCTCTATCCGTTGGATTGAGCAGAAGATGAATGAGTATCTAAATAAACTGTTGTCCACAACCGAAGAAGATTATGTTATCGCATCAGACACTGATTCGATATATCTTAATCTCGGACCTCTTGTTGATAAATTTTTTGCTAATAAGTCTGGTGATAAAGCAAAGGTCGTTGAACTACTTGATATGGTTTGTCGTGACAAATTGGAGACGTACATCGATAAGTGCTATAACGACCTGGCAACGTATGTATCGGCGTATGACCAGAAAATGCAAATGAAGCGTGAGAATATTGCTGATCGTGGCATCTGGACTGCGAAGAAGCGATATATTCTTAACGTGTGGAACAGTGAAGGTGTTGCATATACAGAACCCAAACTGAAGATGATGGGTATTGAGGCAGTCAAGTCATCTACTCCTGCTCCATGTAGGAAGATGATTAAGGATGCCTTGAAGTTGATGATGACTGGAACAGAAGAGGATGTTATTGAGTTCATTGATAAGTCTCGCGTAGAGTTCAAGAAACTGCCACCAGAGCAGATTTCTTTTCCTCGTTCTGTTTCTGATGTTCAGAAGTATAAGTCTCATTCTGATATCTACATCAAAGGAACTCCTATTCACTGCCGTGGAGCACTTCTCTATAATCACTACATTAAAGAGAATAAACTTACTAATAAGTATTCTTTAATTCAAAATGGTGAAAAGATTAAATTTTGTTATCTAAAGAAACCAAACATTATTCATGAAAACATCATCTCCTTTATTCAAGATTTTCCTAGTGAACTTAATCTTGACAAGTACATCGACTATGACTTACAATTTGAAAAGTCCTTTGTCGAACCGCTAAAAGCGATCCTTGATGCTATTGATTGGAATGTCGAAAAAACTGTAAACTTAGAACTATTTTTCTCCTAATGGATTTGCCTATCAACGATAAAGAACTTGCCATCATTGTCAGTGCGTTGAGACTGGGTGGTGATGCAGCACTTTATCAAAAAATGAATAAGATCAAAGAAATTCGTGACGCTAACCCAGGTGGACCTTACAAGAAAATTGCCCGTGAAGAATTTGGATTTGTAATTTAATGGATTTTTTAAAAGAGATTGTAAAAGAAATAGGAGATGACTTCACAAAAGTCGCAAGAGACATCGACGAAACTGAAAAGTATGTTGACACAGGTTCGTACATTTTTAACGGACTTGTTTCAGGGTCTATATTTGGTGGTGTATCTGGGAATAAGATTACTGCCATTGCTGGTGAGTCTAGCACTGGCAAAACTTTCTTCAGTTTGGCAGTCGTCAAGAACTTCCTTGATGCTAATCCTGATGGGTATTGTCTATATTTTGACACTGAAGCCGCTGTTAATAAGTCTCTTATCGCAAGTCGGGGCATCGACCTTGATCGTCTGGTAGTTGTCAATGTGGTGACGATTGAGGAGTTTCGCAGCAAGGCGCTAAAGGCAGTAGACATTTACTTAAAAAAACCTGTAGACGAACGCAAACCCTGTATGTTTGTGTTAGACTCTCTTGGTATGCTTTCTACAGAGAAAGAGATCACTGATACACTGAACGACAAACAAGTTCGTGACATGACCAAATCACAATTGGTCAAAGGTGCATTCAGAATGTTGACTCTGAAACTGGGACAAGCAAATATTCCTATGATTGTTACCAACCACACTTACGATGTCATTGGCGCTTATGTTCCTACAAAAGAAATGGGTGGAGGCAGTGGACTCAAGTATGCTGCATCTACAATCATCTATCTCAGCAAAAAGAAAGAAAAGGATGGAACAGAAGTCATTGGAAACCTTATTAAGGCTAAGACTCACAAGTCACGTTTAAGTAAGGAGAACAAGGATGTTACTATACGTCTTTATTACGATGAGCGTGGTCTTGATAGATATTATGGTTTATTGGAGTTGGGTGAACTCGGCGGTCTCTGGAAAAACGTGGCAGGTCGTTATGAGATAGACGGCAAGAAAGTCTATGCCAAAGCAATCTACAAAGATCCAGAGTCTTACTTCACTCCTGAAGTGATGGAGAAACTGGATGAAATCGCAAAAGAGGAATTTAGTTATGGATCCTGAAGAGTATGAGCACATCAACGATGACTTCCAAGATGGATGGTGGTTGTTACCAGAGTATCAAGATTCTGAAGACGGGGATCAACGTCAAGAAAGTAGTTGATCAACTGAAGAAGTATCCAGGAGACTGGGACCACCAGAAGAGTCTGGAAGGGTCTCAGTCTCTTGTTGACAGAGGATTTGCAGACTTGCCAGTAAGTGCATTACAACTTATAATAGGTGGTGTCAAACACAAAGACGACTTTGTGGGAGACTCTGAGATCAACATTAAAACCCCTGCCTATACACATCATAGTGAGATCCGAAAGATCATACGCAAGCACTTTAAGAATGCAGAAATTCACAGATGCGGTTTTCTTTCACTTCCTATTGATGAGATTGTAGGAGCACATATCGACGAAGGTGCATATTACCTCACTAGAAATAGATACCATCTCTCTATTGTTGGACGGTATCAGTATTTTTGTGGAGAGGAAAGTGTCATCGTTGAACCAGGCACTCTTCTGTGGTTCAATAATAAATTACCTCATGGCACTGTTAATATCGGTGATGAGACACGTATAACATTTGTATTTGACATTCCTCATGGACAAAGTTGAAATCCTGATTTTAAGAAATCTATTGTATAATGAGGAGTATCTTCGCAAAGTTATTCCCTTTATCAAAGCAGATTACTATGAAGATCCTCATCAAAAGATTACTTTTGAGGAAATTGAAAAATTTGTCACGGAATATAATCAACCTGCAACCAAAGAAGTTCTTTGTATTGAGGTAGAGAAGCGTCAAGATATTAATGATACTTCTTTTCAAGAAATTACTAAGTTGATTAGTTATCTTGAAGATGTTCCAACTGATTACGATTGGTTGTGTGATACTACAGAGAAGTGGTGCCGAGACCGTGCCATTTATCTGGCACTGATGGAATCCATTGCTCTTGCAGATGGGAAGGATAAAGAGAAAGATAGAGGTGCTATTCCTAGTATTCTGTCAAATGCATTGGCAGTTTCTTTTGATACAAATATCGGTCACGATTACCTGATTGATTATGAAAAAAGATACGAATCATACCACAAAAAGGAAGATCTCATCCCGTTCGACCTTGAGTATTTCAACAAGATTACGAAAGGTGGTCTCCCTAACAAGACGCTTAATATTGCTCTCGCTGGCACTGGTGTCGGTAAGAGTTTGTTTATGTGCCATGTCGCTGCTTCGGCACTCCTTAACGGAAAAAACGTGCTATACATCACGCTTGAAATGGCTGAAGAAAAGATTGCAGAACGAATTGATGCAAACCTTCTTAATGTACCAATCCAGGAGATAACCGATCTTCCTAAGTTAATGTTTGAGGATAAGGTGACAAAACTGGCACAAAAAACTCAAGGATCTCTAATTATTAAGGAGTATCCTACGGCATCTGCACATGCGGGACACTTTAGATCACTTCTTAATGAACTTGCACTTAAGAAGTCATTTAGACCTGATATTATTTTCATTGATTACCTTAATATATGTGCTTCCGAAAGGTATCGCGCAGGCAGCAATGTCAATTCATATACAGTTGTCAAGGCTATTGCTGAAGAACTTAGAGGATTGGCTTGCGAAGCAAACGTCCCTATCGTTTCTGCCACGCAGACCACTCGTTCTGGTTATGGTAGCAGTGATGTTGAACTTACTGATACCTCTGAGTCCTTTGGTCTCCCTGCTACTGCTGATCTTATGTTTGCCCTTATTTCAACTGAAGATCTTGAAGGACTCGGGCAAATTATGGTGAAGCAGTTGAAGAATAGATATAATGATCCAACTATTTCCAAGAGGTTTGTGGTTGGTATTGATCGTGCCAAGATGCGTCTGTATGATTGTGAGCAATCTGCACAAGAAGATATTCTTGACAGTGGGAAGGATGAAGAGTATACTTATGAAGAACCAAAACCTAAGAAGTCGTTCGACGGATTTAAATTCTGATGACTAAAGTTGATACCGAAAAATACGTTGAGTTTGTAAAAGAAGTTACCAGTGAACCTAGTCTTGACTATGGTGCAATGGCATCTCGTCTTGCTGAACTTGAAGTAACTGGAACTAATACTTCTCAGTTGCTCACTGCTGCTCTTGGTCTAACTGCGGAGTCTGGTGAGTTCACTGAAGTTGTAAAGAAAATTCTTTTCCAGGGCAAACCATACACTGAAGAGAATATCTTTCATATGAAGCGTGAACTGGGTGATATCTGTTGGTATCTAGCACAGGCATGTATGGCACTCGATACTAGCTTTGATGAGGTGATTGAGATGAATGTTGACAAACTTATGAAACGTTATCCTGGTGGTAACTTCGATGTCCACTATTCTGAAAATCGCCAAGAAGGCGACGTTTAATGCTCACTGTTTTCAACTACATCACAGCATTTTGGACTGTAGTAGTAATTAATTGTATTCAACCCGTTAATTGGAAATACTGTTATCGGGTTGATCAGTGGTTAGTTCCTGAAATTCATGAGGGATGGAAACTATACACGGGAGAGACAGTTCCCTATCAAAACGAAAAGGAATATCTCAAGGGGTTATAGCTCAATTGGTAGAGCGCCTGTTTTGCACGCAGGAGGTTTGGGGTTCGAGTCCCCATAACTCCATAAATATTTAAAAAGGGTAATGGCAACTGACGCAAGAGAGACTGCCAAACAGGAAAATGGTTCAAGAGTTTTCTTTGAACATGTTATAGAAAAAGGAAAAGAACCAACAGATAAAATGATGCTGTCTGTCTACGATGGGTATGGACCAGAATGGAGAGACACCTACCGTAAACAAACAGCAGCATTAAAGAAATACTTAGGCGTAAACAAGGGGTATGAATATTCCAGAGATAATGGAATAATGCCTTATATTGAGAAGATTGCAAAGATAGAGTGTGGTGTGTCTGTAAAGGATCGTTGGAATCCCATGGATATTGTATTAGTCAAGAAGAGTAAGAAAAAAGTTATTGAGGGAACTATAAAAGAACTGACTAATATAAAAGGAATGTCTAAAGAAGCAAAACTAGGATTGCTTAATGCTTACATGAGAGAGACTCTGAATGAAAAATTGCTTATTGGAGTTTCCTTAAAAGCAATTGCAAAAAATAAAAAGAACGCTTCTTCAGAAGTTGCTAATGCCGGAGGAAAGAGTATACCGACTGAAGTTGATATGGTTAAGGGATCTTTGAAATGCACATTGACATTAGGAAAGAAGAAACCATTTTTATTTGATACTGGTGAACTTGGTTTTGATATGGAAACTGCTATGGGTGGCAAAATTCATGGGCAGTCTAGAAACTTTCAGTATTCCAAGGAAAGGAATCTAGTTCAAACAGATCTTACACCAAAGGGAAAGGATGCTGGGGCTAAACTTGGTAAAGTTTCCAGTATTGCATTAGATTCTTTTCTTGAGGGTATGGGATTAAATCGTCCAACTTCAGCAGCAAAGGATAAAAACATCCCCCCTGTTGGTGAGTGGACTGATTCTGCTAAACGATACTGGATTGATTTGTATAAGAAGTTAGATTCTTCTGATATGGTTGACTTTGGTGAGGTTGCTGTATATGAAAATAATAGGAGAGTTGCTGAGGGTTTTGAATCAGTTCTAGATTATGCAATCATGTATGAAACGAAGAAAGCAGATAGAAGTTCTGCTGGAAGATTTTCTTCTAAGTTAGTTGCTATGGAGTGGGCAAATATTTGGGTGACAATAGCAAAGAAAGGTAAATCAAAAGAATGGTGTACTGCGCTTTACTATGGTGCAAAAAAAGAATTTGGTAATTCTAATGGACCATTTTTGAAAATTTACTAAATAATGTATAAGGACTATCAATATCAATGAAAAGTTTCTTTCAGTTTCTGACAGAGGCGCAGTCGCAAGCAAGTATGCAGGCGAAAAAACTGAACCTAAAGAGTGATGGACACGGTGGTTGGTTAGACTCCCGTGGAAAATTTGTTGCGACTACTGAAGATGGTAAGTTAAAGTTTATTGATAAGAAGAAAAAGAAAGTAGAGGATGACAAACCTACACAACCAAAAGCATCAGCAAGACCAGAACCTAAGGCAGAACCTAAGAAAACTGCACCTGAGGCGACTGGCGCAAAGAAAGCAGAAGCAGGTGAGGGTGGAGAAGGTTCTAGAGAGACTACAGAAACTCTGACCGTTACATTTGGTCGTTTCAATCCCCCTACTGTAGGACATGGCAAACTTCTTGCTGCCGCAAAGAAAGCAGCAGCAGGGGAAGACTTGAAGATTTATCCTTCACGTTCTCAGGATCCTAAGAAGAATCCACTTGATCCTGACATGAAGATTGGATTTATGAAGAAGATGTTCCCCGACTATGAGGAGAATATTGTTAATGATGATCAAATGAGATCTATCTTTAATGTTCTTACAACAGCAGACGAACAAGGATATAAGAATGTTAATATCGTTGTAGGATCAGATCGTCAATCTGAGTTTGAGAATTTGGCACAGAAGTATAATGGAGATCTTTATAATTTTGATCTGATTCGTGTCATTTCTGCTGGTGTAAGAGATGCGGATGCTGAAGGTGTTGAGGGTATGTCAGCATCCAAAATGAGAAAGGCTGTGGTTGATGATGACTTTGATGCTTTCCGTCGCGGCACTCCTAAAGAATTAGATGATGGTGATACTCAAGCACTCTTTGATGCTGTTCGTTCTGGTATGAAAATCAAAGCGAAGAAGAAAGAAGTTGCAGAGATGTGGGAGATTGCTCCTAGATTTGATGCTAAAGGACTTCGTGAGCAGTACATAAATGGAGTCATCTATAAGATCGGTGATATTGTTGAAAGTCTTCACACTGGTTTGATTGGGAAGATTGTCCGTAGAGGGACCAATCATTTAATCTGTGTAACTAAAGAAGACTATATGTTTAAGTCTTGGATACGTGATGTTATGGAGTATACTGAAAAAACAATGGATAGACGTATGAGAGTTCCTGGTAAACCTAATACTCTTGATGGTACGACTGGATATCTTAAAAATGCAATGGCAGCAACAGGAACATCTAGTATTAAGAATTTCATAAATAAGAATAAGAAAAGAAAGTAGCGAATTCCCATGTCTAATGGTATTGGTCCTAATCCTTTGAATCCCCTCTCAAAGATTTACTTAGAGCAAATTGCTGAGAAAAAAGACGACACGTATCTGGAACCAGATATGAAAAAGCGTCAGAAGAATAATGAAAAGGCACGTAAAGATATGGAGAAGATGGGGACTTCAATGAAGAACCCTCATTTTGAAGAGGTTGAGCAGGTTAATGAAATAATTGATCCTAAGGGTGCTGCTCGCATAGATGCTGCGAAGAAAAAGAATAAGGTCGATGTCTTTGCCTATGACAGAAAACTTCAGGCACAAGGAAAACTAAAGGGCAAAAAACTTCCTCCCCCTCCAACTAATGAGTCACTTGATCCTGTCGGAAAGGAAGACGGTGATGTCAATAATGACGGTAAGAAGGACAGCACCGATTCTTACTTGATGAAACGTCGTAAGGCAATCGGCAAGGCAATGAAGAAGAGAATGTCCGAAGGTGTCCGTGATGAAGATCCTGAAAAGGGCACCAAAGAACGCAAAGCACGTCTCGAAAAGAAGCGTGGTATGAAACTGGATGACCATCCTCAATACAAGAAAGAGGATGTTGATAATGTGGATGAAATGTACAAGGCACTTCCTAAAGAGAAGATGCAACGTCAGACTCAAAAAGCATATGACAAAGAGCAAAGAGCAGTTGCTGCTGGTGATGAAAAAGAAGTCAACAAACAGATGCAACGCAGAATTGCTATGACTAATCCTTCAGGACGTAAATCTGCACTTATGAAGAAGTCTATGAAGGAAGCATATTCATCCTGGAGGCAAGACCTCTCCGAGATCATGACTGACGATATTGACTCTAAACCTATCAAAGAAAAGAACGTAAAGAATAAAATCAAAATCAACCCTAAATTAGGTGAAGCAGTTGAGGAGATGGGAGGGGAACTCATCGAAATGACTGAGATCAGTGAGTATGATTTCATGGTAGAGGGTCTTCGTCAGGAACTAGTTGATGAAGGACATGATCCTGAGGCAGTAGACCATGCCCTTGAAGAAGCAAAAGTAACTATGGGTCATGACACTGAAGGACCTAAATCTGAAAGAACCAGAGACAAATTGAAGAAGAAAGCAAAGGGTTTCCTTGGTAAAATTGCATACAAAGGATATCATGCTGCTAGAGATGCTAAGAGAGCAGTATCACCTATGGTTCAGAGAATCAAAACCTCCGCTAAGCGTGGTATGAGAAAGGCAGCACTTAAAGTCGCTGACAAACTGAAAGAAGAGAATGTTGATGAGGCAGTCTACGGAGGCGGAGAAACGCCAAAAAAGTCTGAAGACAAGCGTATGGTCGTCACCAACGCTGATAAAAAAGGTAACACTCCTGCATATCAGAAAATGATGGCAGGTGACAAGCGTTATAAATCTGCTGATCACATGGGTGAGGAAATGTCTCCTCAAGAAGTTCAGATGCAGAAAAAGAAGGCAATGCTCGATAAGATGATTGCTCAGAGAAGAAGACAGGAACTTGACAAGTCAAAAGCAGAACCCACAAAAGCAATGGGTGAGGCAAAGGAACTGAGTATTGCTGATCAGATGAGAATCTCTCGCGAAGCAGCAGCAAAGAGAAAACCATATCAACCTGGTGATCGTGAGAAGCAACGTGCTGCTCAGCTCAAGCAGATGGCAAAGAATGCACCCAAGGACACCAGAACTGATGCTCAGAAGATGACCGATGCTACTGGTCCTCGTCCTGGTTCTCGTTATAGAGGTGACTGATGCCTGCAGTATCTAAGAAGCAGCAACGTTTTTTTGGAATAGTTCGCGCCATTCAAAAAGGTGAGATGGCAGCGACTACTCCTGAGACTGCTAAAGCAGCTGCTGACATGAAGAAGAGTGATGTGAAAGACTTTGCATCCACTAAACATAAGAAACTTCCTGAAAAGAAAGTTGCCAAAGAGGAAAAAACTTTTTCTCAGAAAGATAAAATTATGAAGAAGGCAAAACCACTTCATAAACATCTATTCAAGAACTTGCATAAAGGTGATAACTCTGGTGATGTAAATGAGGAATCAAATCCTCGTATCCCTAGAAAGAAAGGGCAACCTGCTAACTCTAAGAAGCACTCTGACTTATACACTGATGAGAATCCTAAGGGAACTATTCATGGTTTAGGATTTAAAGATGTTGCTACTGCTAAAGCATCGGTTTCTAAGATTCGTAATTCATCAAGATCTCATGCTCACAAAATCCAGGCAGCAGTCGCCATGGAACAGAGAGCAAGAGAAATGGGCAAAACCTCTGAGGCAGCAGTCTATAGAAAATATATCAATTCAATGAAAAAGAAGACCAAGAAAATGAATGAAGGTTGGTCTGACAAATATAAAAAATCTATCGATTGTAATAATCCAAAAGGATTTTCTCAGAGAGCACATTGCCAAGGTAAGAAAAAGGTCTCTGAAGAAACTAAGTATGATAGGTATGACAAGGAGAAAAAAGAGTTTGCTAAGGCAGATCGAAAGATGAAGTTTGGTAAGTTTGTTGGAAAGACAAAGGAAGCAAGAGACCGTCTTCGTCCTGGTGAAGTAAAACGTTATGATAAAAAGTTGGGAAGGTATGTTTCTAACAAAGAATAACGATATATAGAATATAGTCTACTGAGGTCATCATGCTTGCATTTCTACTTCCACTAGCTTCAAAAATCATCAAAGATGCAGTTACAAAAATTCCAGAGAATGAGGAATTGGGTGAGAAAATGGTTGAGATCTGTCTTATTATTCTTGCTAAGGCAGTTAAGTTGACCAAGACTGACATGGATGATCAGTTATTAGAAGTTGTCGCAAAGGCAATTAAAAACCGCGAGGAGGATTGAACTGCAATCTATCCTTTTTATAAATATTAATTAGCAAAACATTTAATAGAGACGAGACATGGCACTCTGGGGTAATAACGACAATGTATTTTCGGGGGGTACTGTCACTCTCGAATATGGTACGAATAGAGTTGTAGGAACAGCTACTTCTTTTGGTGAAGCTGGATCTGCTTCTGTTGGAGATGTAATTAGTTTTGGTACTCCTTTTGACGGTCCTAAAAATTATCATGGTGACGCTGTAATCGTAGCGATTGGTAGCACACTTGAGTTGACCATTGATTCGACTGCAGGTCTGAGTCATGGTATGATTGAGAATGTAAACTATAGGATCACTCAGTCGCCTAAGTCTGCGACTCATGATCCTAATCATAACCAGATGACTAATTCTGCTAAGTTCAGAACAGTCAAACTGGCAACAACTACCAACCACGCTAGAGTTGGTATTGGATCTACTGTTATTTTTGTTTCTGGTAATCCCTCTGGAGAAAACGTTACTGCTGGAGATACTGTTCTCTTTGGTGGTGGTGATCTTCCTGTTGGAGTTGCTTCTGTTGTTTCTGTTGGTGCCACCTTCGCCAGAGTTCAGGCAAGTGGAATCGCAACACAATCCCTTCACTATCATGCTCACGGTCTTAGAGCCATCGGTCAATCTGAAGTAACCCTGTTCGACAGATACCTATTCGGAAGAGATAATCACGTAACCTCTATCAGAGTTGGTGATACTTTCGTTGCTGGAACAAACTCTATTGGTATTGGAACCATTAGACCGTTTATCAGTCCTGGAACATCAGAACCAAATAGGATCACTGTTGTTCTTGATACTCCTCTGACTCAGGCAGTTGGATTTAGACAAGCTGTAGAAATTAAGAGAGGAATTGCAGTCGGAACTTCTATTGAGTTTATTGGTTCTGAAACTGAATCTGGAAAAGAAGCAACCGTTATCGGTATTGCACAAACAGGTGCATCCAACGCATCTGGTACTTCCTATCAACTGACCTCTACAGGTTGGGTTGGTATTACCACTTACACCGATATGCATGGCAATGCAAGAGTCAAGAAAGAGACTCTGGTAGCAATGTCTGGCATCACCACCAGTGTTGCTTATCCTCCTGCATGATCTAGTCTATGCTTTTTAATGAATTGAATGAGGATAATTTTTTATTATTCGCTATCCGAAACTATGAGAATCCACAAGCGGTAACGAAGGAGGATTTTGACAAAGACCTGAATCACTTCAAATATATCAAAAGATTATTGAAGAGATACAAAAACACAGGTCAACTCAAAACTCACCTCCTTCTAAATCATTTCATTATTCTCTATAATATCTTTGGTGAAGCAACAACTCCAATGTTGTTCTTTAAAATCGAGAGTGATCTCTGGTCTGCCATGAAAAGTTTTATCATCTTCTTGGGTAAACTACCGGAGTATCCTCACTCTTCGATACATAATATTAAGGTCGATATGACCTGTTTAGAGGAACTTTACAAGATCTATAATGAAAAAGGAAACTCTTGACAAAATTATTGACTTCATTCGTGAAGAAGCACCTACCAATAATATTGGTGGTGGAAAGATTGCTGGTTCTGTAGAGGCAGGTGACGACCCTCCAGTAAGAAAAAGAAATAAATACATCTACATGAAGGGCGTAAGGAAAATGTGGAAACCCGAAAATGGCTGAGCAAGTTAAGGTCGCAATTCTAGAAGAAAGACTGCAGAACTTTGAGACTTTGGTCTCTAGGTTAGACTCTGCCATAGAGAAATTAGCAGAGGTAAATAATAATGTGTCGCGTATGTTAGCGGTCCATGAGGAAAGAATTACAAAACAGGAAAACATCGACTCAGTTTTGTTTGATAAAATCGACAAACTCCGTGATAAAATGGACATCGATCATAACATCGTTAGTAAACGATTATCAATATTGGAACGAAAACTTTGGATTGGCATCGGAGCACTGGGAGCAGTATTAATAATTACAAATCCACAATCAATCAAAACTCTTAGACCCTTGTTAACCTCTGCTGAAAGTGCTATAGTAGCACCAGCGATATCTCTTGTGAATGGATCATATTGATTCCAAGTTTATTGGACTCGTATCTTCAAAACTAGAAAAGTTTAAAAGAGTAAAGGCAAATCTTTACAACTTTCGTTGCCCTATCTGTGGCGACTCAAAAAAGAATAAGTCCAAAACAAGGGGATATCTGTATGCTTCAAAGGTAAATACTAACTATAAGTGCCACAATTGTGGTGCTTCGATGTCACTTAACAACTTTTTAAAGAAGGTTGATCCAGTGGTGCAGAAGCAGTATGCGATGGAGAAGTTCAAAGAAGGTTTCTCTGGTCGAAACTTCGTTGTAGAAG